CTACTGCTGGTGCTACTGCTGGTGCTACTGCTGGTGCTACTGCTGCCCCACAAGTAGATCTAGACGATCTTACTACTGCTGATATAAAACCTAGAACTGCTGTTGTTAATGCTACTCCCATTGCCGGTGAATTAGCCGCAAAAAATAACATAGAGTTAACTGATGTTACTGGTACAGGTAAAGACGGTAAAATTCTTAAACAAGATGTAGTAAATTATATAAAGGCTAAAAAAGATGCGGCTAATGTTAACCCTGATCTAGCTGCTACTAATGAGGCTGACCTTACAGTAGGTCAGTACATAGAGGGAGGAGGAAGTCTTGTTGATTTATTTATTCCTTCTAACTTGCAAACAGAAGAAAGATACAAGGGTGTGGTAGGTGTACTTAAAAACCCTAAACTTTCACCAAAAATTAAAAAACAACGTCTAGCTGCTTTTCGTGATCAGTTACTAAATCTTGAAGGTCTTGAAGGGTTACGTACTGAGTCTATAGTTACTTCTTATGTTAAAGATGGGGTATTACCTGCTACAACTACAGGCGGTGCTACTGAAGCTACAGACGGTGCTACTCAAGTTAAAGGCGGTGCTACTAAAACTACAATAGGGCAGAGGCAACGAGCTTTAGAAAAATTATTAGGGAAAGATAAGGTTGACGTTGCAGTCCAAGAAGGCAAGGGCAATGAGATCAAAGCGACTGAGGTCTATGATAATTTAACTTCAAAGCTAGATGCCACTCAACGTAAAAAGTTAAATAAACTTATAGAGGACGAGAGAACAACAAAAAAGGCAGGAAAGAAAAAAGCTGTTGTTGACCCTAACGAGGTAAAGGACGCTGTTGACCTAGCGGACAATGAAAATTTATCTGGCAATGCAGATGCGGAGGATTTACCATTTTTACCTTCTGCTATGGTGGAGGCTTCGTCCCCTCCGTTAGACGGTGCCACGGTTACGATCCTTCGTGATGGTGATCCAGCCTCTCTGAAAGAAGCATTAGACACGATAGCAAAGAGTGGCCCTAAAGAACTGCGTGAGATCGCCTTAGCCCTTGCTAAAGTAGTAGGCACTACGGTAGTAAAGATATCAGATAAACTCTCGGCAGCGGGGCAGTTTAACCCTAGAACAAACACTATTACCCTAGGTAAAGAGGGGCTAAACGTACACACCCTTATACATGAGATGACCCATGCCGGTATATCAGCTACGTTAGCTAACCCTAGCCATCCTCTTACCAAGAAGCTAACCAAAGAATTTAACAGTGTGAGAGAAGCGTTAGGCAGCTCATACGGTGCTACTGATGTAGACGAGTTTGTATCAGAGTTCCTTAGTAACCCTAAGTTTGTTCAGCAGTTAGCCACTATCTATAGCAAAGGTACAAACGTACCCGTGACAGCGGTTGTTCGTAACATTATAGGGAACTGGTTTCGTAAGCTACGAGGGAAGCCCACAATACCCTTAGCTGAAGCAATGCAGATTACAGCTAACAAAAAGATAACTGAACTCAACGATGCCATCAAACTAGCACTGGCTCCAGCACCAAAGTATCGTAATGCTGGGGACTTGCTTATGGCATCAAAGACAGGCCAACAAGTGCCTGTTATGAATACCCTAGCTAAGGCTGTAAAAGACCTTAACCCCAACGATAACTTAAATAAGTACTCCAAAGACGTATCTAGCTTTATGGATAGGTTGGTTGACCTACCTAAAGATGCTTATAAGAAAGTGACCGAGTTCTTGTTGGGCGCACCTCCACTACAAGCCATTGTAGATATGTCCGCTGAGTATGGGGACATCAAGGGAGCTATAAAGGTGCAGGAATCTATAACAGAGCAACGTGGGGCGTTAAGTAAAGCTGAAAACAAAGTAAATGCGGCTGTACTTCGTTTAGCGCGGTACTTAAAGGCTAACCCTAAGAAGAAAGAGTTGTTCGATAAAGTCGTGTATGACAGCACTACAAACAGTGTAGACCCTACTGATGATATAAAAGAATACACTAAATTCTGGTTGATTAGGTACGTCAAAAACCCTACCTACAATCCCAATAAAGAGACATCTCCAGAAACTAACCCTGAGTTTAAAGAAGTACGAAGTTCTCACGACACACTAGTAGCAAGGGATAAAGCGGTAGAGCTTATAAACAAAGGTAAGCCCGTTAAAAAAGCTGTGCCTGAGAAGAACCCTGACCCAGACAAAGCAGATGTATGGCGGCTCCTGCAAGAGGATTGGAAAGGACTTGGCAAAGAAGGACAAGATACCTACATATTCTTACGCGAGTTCTATAAGAACCAGTTTGCCGATCTCAGGAGCGTGTTGTACAAAAGAATAGACAACACAATAATTGGAACAGATAAGAAGTCCAAAGATAGTAGGGCCAGAATTAAGCTGAGAATATATAACGAGTTGTTTGCTAGGAACGAGATTCGACCTTACTTCCCCTTAACACGAAGTGGTGATTATTGGTTGGCTTACAGTACAAGCACTGACTATGTAGTAACAACCTTTGACTCTAATAACGCTAGAAAAAGGTTTATGAAAGAGTTAGAAGGTGATTCTGACGTAGTAAAAGAAAGCATTAAGCCCTTTGCCAACAACCCAGACGAACTAGCAGGGATGGGGAAGTCATTAAATAACGCCCCTTCTCAATCGTTTATGGGAGAGGTTTTAGCCGCCTTAGATGCAGCCAATGTCAAAGACAAAAAGATAAAGGAAGAACTTACTAACATATTCTTACAGGCTTTACCTGAGTCTTCAATCGCTAAGTCGTTAACAAAACGAGACAACGTAGCGGGCTTTGACAGGGATGCATTAGGGGCTATGCAAACTAAGTCCTATGACTTAGCTAGGCAGATAGAGCGGATCAAAGGTTCCGAAAACATAAGTAGGGCTATGGATGAGTTGATAGAAAACAACCCCCTATCAGGAGATGACCCTAAAAAAGCAGCTTACTTAGCAGAATTGGGCAAACGTGCTGATTTTGCTAAAGGCTCTTCTACGCGAGACTGGGCGCAACCATATAATCGCATGGCGTTTATGTGGACTCTTGGTGCAAACGTGTCTTCCGCATTAGTTAATACATCTCAAATACCCCTGTTTGCACTACCTATGTTAAGTGGTAAGTACGGGTTTACAAAAACTTCAGCGGCCTTGCGTGATGCAGGTAAGATATTTGCAGGTAGTGGGTTTGATCGTAGGCTATCTCATGGCGTAGGGTATGGAGGAGAGACTTCTATAGCCAGTGGGTTTGTAGCTCCCTCAATGGTTAACTATTACGAGTTAGATGTTGATGGTAACTATAAGATACGCGACGATATGCAGTATCCCAAAGACAAGAAGAAAGCGGCTGAACTAAAAAGAGAGCTAGAGCTTCTCCTGCCTTTGTATACTACAGCCTCTGGTCAAGGGCAACTCAACACATCCATAATATCAGACAGTCTTGGTATAGACGAGTCTGGGCGAACTAATTCAGTAGCTGACCGACTAACAGGTGTGTCCGCGATTATGTTTCACCAAGCGGAACAGTTTAACCGTCAGATTACAATGATGGCGGCGTACAAACTTGAACTGGCGCAGTATGGGGCTAACCCTACAACAGAACAGATGAACAAAGCGGCAGATGCGGCTATGTACTCTACGCAAGAAATAAACGGAGGCTCTACATTAGAGACTGGTTCTAGGCTAGCCCAAAAAGGTATCGGGCGAGTCGCTCTTATGTATAAGAACTATGGCATCCAGATGTACTACACCATGTTCAAGTCTGGCAAACAGCTACTTAAAAATATTAAATTCTCAAACAACACCGCTGAAAACATAAGACTGCGTAACGAGGCCTTTGGGCAGTTGGTGGGGGTGCATCTCTCAGGTTTATTCTTTGCGGGTGTGCAAGGTATACCTATATACGGGATGGTTACTGCTATGGCAGATATGTTCTTCTTAGACGATCAAGAGGATGATGCCGAGACGTTAACTCAAAAATACCTTGGGGATCTTGGATATAAAGGGCCGTTAGTAGCACTCACTGGTGTAGACACATCCACTAGAATAGCACTTACTAACCTTGTATTCCGGGCTAACAAGTTTAACAACGACCCCACTCCCGAAGAAGAATTTGCATATGCATTCGGTGGCCCTGCATGGAGTGTAGGTTCACAGTTCTACAAAGGGGCAAAGGAAGTTATTGAAGCTGAGAACGGTGTGCAAGTAGAGCGGGGGAGAGAGGCAATGATGCCAGCGGCTGTACGGAACGCATACCGCGCTGCCGTTAGAGTACCTAGAGATGAAGGGCTTCTGACTCGTAAGCAGTCCGTCATAATGGACGACCTATCGTTTGGCGACACTGCGGGACTATTCCTAGGGTTTCAGCCCAATGAGTATGCTACACAACAACAGCGGAACTCCTCGTTTAAGAGAAAGCAAGATGCCATAATGCAAGAACGAGATACTATCTTAGGTAATATAAACCTAGGTAACTACATGGGGGATTATGAGTTAGTAGATAACTACTTCGATAGGATGGATAAGTGGAATGACCGTCATATAGACTACCCTGCAATAACTAACGCAGTGTTGAGGCGTTCAGCAAAAGGCGATATGCAAGCAAGAAACGAGACTGTGAATGGACTAAGAGTTCAGCCTCAGTTTAGAGCCGCCCTAGATGACCACAACGATGAGTACGTTAACGTGACTATGAACATGGTACTTGACGAGGCAGAGCGTAGAAAGAATCAGCTTTAAGTAACCCGCCATATACGCACCCCTAGCTTACCGTCCTCTGTAACTGTTCGTATGGTTGAGTCCCAACCTTTTGCCTGAGTTATCTTAGTTAACTGCGATATAGCTTTCTCAGTGTTGACGCACAAAACAAAAACGGATGCCCCCACGACCATCCGCTCCCAGTTAATTATTACCCTTATCCCATCGGGATTTATGTCACCTATTTTTAACATCTAGATCGCATTTAACTATGATTACACGGCTCTTAGGTAGGACTACGTGCGTACCCTTACTTAACCGCGTATTACCTCGCACACCCTCCATGTCGTTTATAAAATCCTCTATAAGAGACTCGTAGTTTATCTGCTGTTTACCACACCACTCCTTCAAGGGCTTAGGTACTAAGTAAACCTTTTTAGTGTCAACCTCATATCTAGCGATCAGCTTACCTTTAGGCATAGACTCCGCTATAACCAATGGGTCAGTCCCGTCCTTACTACGTGCATCGTCTGTACTTTTAATCCACAGTACGTTGCCCCAATGCTCGTTAATATAATCGTTTAGTATCTGTTGAGCCGAAGAACCCATATCGTCAGAACGTAACTTGTTACCCTTGGCTTCTTCGATAGCCCAGTTAAATACATGCTCTATGGAAAAGTCCAGAAGGCCCGCTTGTCTAGCTAAAATCAACCCACATATACTGCCCGTTACTTGCGCTGACCAGAACCTGTTTTCAGCTACGAGGTTGGCAAGTTTGTCCACGCGCTCTTGTACTTGACCTATAAGGTCTTTAACAGCATCTAAGTTATTTAGTATGTGCTGTACGAAAATGACTCCCGCCCAACCACAGTTTGCCAGTAGGTTCCGTGCGAACTCGTCTGTCATACCTTTATCGTTTGAACTATTAAATATACGCTTAACCTTAACCTCAAATATACGCTGTGCTTCTGCTTTTGGCATAGACTTATATGTCCCTATAAGCTCTACCATACTTGTATTACCTGTGGTTATAGCGATTAAGTTCCAAGGCTCGCCCCTGTATCTTTCCGCATTACTACCTCCAGACATACGCATACGTTGCTTACCACTAGTAAACTGATACGCTATGTCACTAAGCTGTTTGCCTGATGAGTTGGTTAGCTCGTCCATACACAGGGGTAAGTTATGCATAACCTCACCACGGTTCATTTTACTGTTGTACGTGTCCCTCTCTTGCAAGAGAAGTTCGTCGGGCCTACCCCATACAGATAAAGCGGCTAGTAAAGCGGTAGTTTTACCTACCCCAGATTCTTTACTGTGCAAGTGAAGCGCGGCACAACTTATCTCCCCCATAAACTTCATAAGGATAGAGCCAAATCCTGCGCCGACTACATACTGATGCAGTTCAAAGCCCTCGCGGTTATAAAAGTTTATTGTTTCCTTCCACCCCTCCAACGTGCCTTTAGGTTCAAAAGCGGGCATAAGCCCTATTGTCTGGTTAGATGGAGGGTTAAACTCTATCCTGTCTGCGAATATTTCTTGGTTACCTAGAATAAAAGACTTACAGTCTTCACCAACCCACCCAAACTGTTTGTGCGCCATAGTTGCACCTCCCGATGCTTGTAGTTCATTAACCCAAGTTGTTATGTACTGCATTAAATCATCCATCCTCATTAAGGCCACGCCCATCATGGACATTTGCCTACGGAACTCTTCTTTAGCTGTGACTGCCGTTAATGGCATGGTAAACTCTTTTACCCCGTCCTTGGGCAAGTGTAAACGTAAGACTATGGACTCACCTGTCTCTATATCATTTATACGCTTAACCACATATAGGTCATTGTGGTATATGTTTACTTCTATGGGGTCACCTTCTCTGTCTGTAGTCCTTAGATATACTCCACCGTTCACCCCCCTAAAATAAGGTTTGGGGTATGCCGGTATTGTGTATGTGGTTATAGGAGAGGTAGGTATACTTGCCGCAGGAGCTTCTACAGTGGTTTCTGATGCCTCCTTAGTCCTATTACCTAGTGTTATTGGAGAGCCTACCTTCAACCAATGAGGGCATTTAAGGCAGATGTCTGGATTATGTTCATTAAACCTTACACAGCTATACGGCATAGAGGGGGATAGGTTGTCCCATTTCGCATTGGTCTCGTACTCGCTGTACCCGCTGTACCCTTTAGATATAGCGTGGGCTTTGTCCCTGCTACCATCCACGGACGCTTTCAGTATAGATAGAATGCCTCTCCATGTTGGTTCAGACACGTTGTCTTTATCAGTCAAGGCTATCCGTATTTGCTCACACCCATTCCCCTTGCTACTCTTTACAAGTACATCTTTAAAGCTACTCTCTAGGTGCGCGTACTTGTCTTCCGGCGAAGACACTATCTCTGTTGGTGGTGTTAACTCCTCCCCACCAAGTAGTTCATAAAACACATCAAGATTAACTGGTTCCCCCATAGTCATACAGACAACTTCACTGGGAGGATCGGTCTTATAATTGTGAGTGTTGGGTACGCGCAGTACTCTCGCTACATCTGCGGTTACGGCAGGGTCGGCTCTAAGTCCGTGAAGGTTACATGCGCTCTTCAAACATTGAGCTACAGGCAACCACTCCTCTGGTGTTATTGGCTCATGTAAGGCCCAGTATACGTGTATACCACGACCAGAATTTACTACGGTGGGTTTTGGTAAGGATAGTTTCTTGCAAAAGGACTGTAACCCTATAATTGCGTCCTTCTGAGTGGCATAGTCTTTAGACGGCCCACAGTCTAAGTCTAGGAATAGCGAGCTTAAACTTAAAACATTAGTAGCCTTACGAGAGTCGTTTTCATCGAATGTACCTAATGCAAAGTAGGTGTCATAGTTAATTGCATTTAGTTCGTCAGCGGCTTGTAAAAGCTCCCCTACTGAGGAATAAAAATTTTGAACTATACGAGGAGCAGACTTCCTTGCCCCAAAGAGACAGTACCTACCTTCACCACCTAATACGCTATCTAAAAATAGTCTAGTTTCCATAGAAGTCCCATGAATACAAAAGTCACTGCGGCAGGGGTGAGGTACACCCTTTTCGATAAATCTAGCCGCAGAATTTTAAGTGGTGGTTAGTCGAAGCTACCGATAATACTAGCTAACTCGTCGTCTACCTTGGTAGGCTCGGCTTTTGATTTCGCCCTTGCCTTGGACTTCACAACGGTAAGCGGGGGAGGACTTTCTTCTGTTACTTCGCTCTCTTCTATAAGAGGTTCGGGTTTAAAGGGGTTGTCATCACGGTCATGTACGTATCCTTCCACAGCACTGAAGGGGTTACGCTCTTCCAACTCAGCGTACTTAATAACTTGAACAGCGCGTAGTCGTAGAGACACACCTGCATCGCGCATATTGTATGGGAAGAATGCGATAGCAATGTTTACTGTACTGCCCGTAGTCAAGAGAAAATCTTCTGGTAGTTTATTACCTTGAGCATCTACTTGCATAGGCTTCTTGGTGGCTTCTTTGCCATATGCACCCTTGATCGTAGCTTTCCCTGTAAACGTACCTGTGTCTTCGTCGCGCTTGAAGGGTATCTCAATCTTGTCAGGCCAAGAATCTTCACGGGCTTCTAAATAAGCCTTCGCCATCTCAGTAAAGAGTTCTTTAGCTTGCTCTTTAGTCATGCGGAACTGAATGTTGTAAGCCGCCCCATCATCAAATGCATCACAAGGCACTGACCTTTTCTCCGCTTGGTCGAACTTGTATGTTCGGTTTATACGAGGCCACAGAGCCTCAACACCTGTTATAGTATAATCTGTCATATCATCTATCCTGTTAGTCGCTTTCATCCATTTCGGAAGAAGTATTAAGTTACGTGAAGGCCAGCCAGTATCGTCTATACCTCTGTCCTCCACATTCTTTATCTGCTCTAAGACTTCTTTTACTTGTACCAGACCAAACTCAAGAACTTCTTTGTGCAGATAATGCATCTGGACAGCGTAGGGTGGTTCTTTCTCCACTGCCAAGAAGATAAACTCTTCAATTGGGTACCCATCTAGCTCAAGGACATGCTTATAGAACGCCGCTTGTACGTGATACCCTAAACTGAAGAACTGCCTTTCAAACCCACCGTTCTTAGGACTCGCATCCTTGGTGGTCTTTACATCCAGTATTATCCCTTGCTCTGGTATAAACAAGTCTGGACGTGCTTTTAACTTTAACCCTGTCTCAGGATCTTTGTTAAAGATACTAACCTCTGTTATTCCGCATGAGTCTTGCAACAAACTAGCGGCATTACTATTCCGCAATACGCTCTCTGCCATAGCTACACACGTATCGTAGTCAGACTTTACTAAAAGGGTCTTACCTTCCGCCTCTGCCAACTCTTTAGCATCTGCCCATGCACTACCACGTCTAGTCTCAGGGCCGCATACTACTAAGTCTTTCTCTGGCTCTAATAGTAATGCGTGTACAGCAGTGCCAAGAGCAAATGCAGGGTTTTCTTTGAATACTGCGGTCTTCCAATGTAGTAATGACTTCGCATGTATGGTCTTGACCGCCGAACTTGATATAGCTTTAAGCGCGTGGTAGTCCTCATTCGTCATGTCATCAACTAGCATTATATGTCCTCAAGAAGATCATCAATATCAAAGTTGGTTGGATCTTCTCTAGGAGTATCATCTACCCCTTCTAACGCCGATGGTTTAAGGGGGGTAGTACCGCGCAGAGCTTCTTCTAACGCCTTCAGACGAAACCGTTTAGTGTTACCTACCTTGATATAGGTGTGCGGAGGTATTTGACCTCTACGAAACCATGAGCGAAGGCATGAAGTAGATACGGCAAAGTGCTTCGCAACATCCTCCATTGGTACTAAGGGTTCACTATTTTCTTGCATCTTACATTTCCTCATAGGTCGAAATATGAACTTTAAGATGTTTTTCTATCTTAGTCAATCATTTCTTTATATAAATCTATCATAGCTGTGTGAATGTCTGTTTTAGTGTCTAAGAGAGACCAATAACGGCTCTCTACGTCTGACCCCTGTAACTTAACAATCGTACATTTATGGTCTTGACCTGCTCGGTGTATCCTAGCGTTAGCCTGTGCGTAAATCTCTAATGAACTTGTGGGAGACCACCACACTATCGTGTTAGCCGCCGTAAGTGTTACCCCATGTGCCGCTGTACGTGGTTGAATCACTAGTACTCTTGGGTTAGGAGTAGTCTGAAACCGCTTGAATATGTCTGTCCTGTCAGTCGAGGACACGTCCCCACTTATAACTGCTGAATTAATACCGTCAGCTATCAGCTTTTGAGATAGCACCTGTATAACGTGTTTATATGGTACAAAGATAATTACTTTCTTATCGGATTCATCTATAACTTCACGTAGGACGTTGTACCTATTCTTTATATCGAACTCTAGTGCAACCTTGTTGTCTGTATAGACCGCACCTGCGGATATTTGCAGTAGCTTGTTAATGCTAACCGCCGCGTTTATCGCGGTAATCTCTTCACTACCTGCCTGTACTATCATCTCGGTCTTTAGCTCCGCATAGTACCTCTTCTGCTGTCGGGTAAGCTCGACCTCGCGCTTTACATATACCATAGGGGGTAGGTCTAGGCATTCCTCCTTGGTAAACCTTATGGCAGGTTGCAGTGCTTTATGTACAATCTTGTTTGCGTAGTCTCTTGGAACCCACTTAAAGTTGGTAACTCTACGCATTGTCTGATCCCTAAATACACTAGTGGATCTGGGTACGTTAGCAGAGTTTACTAACTTGGCTAGCCCAAACGCATCCACAGGACTCTGTGCGGCAGGTGTACCAGTCAGCATCCACAGCCGTGTATCATCAGTCATAATCCTGTTTAGCGTCTTCCACCTAACGGTCTGAGCGTTCTTATAATGAGTAGCCTCATCAACAATGATAAGGTCGAATTCACTAGTACGAATATCGTCTTCAACAATCTTCATACCATCATAGTTAATTATTACAAAGTCGGTCTTACTACTTAGTATTTTTGACCTAACCTTGGCCGTGCCATAGGCTATGCTAACAGTTCGATGAGAAATGAAAGTTTTTATATCTTCTCGCCACGCAGAGTCCATAATAGAGAGGGGGCATATCACTAGGACTCGTCTCACTGTACCCCTTTGTATAAGCCTCTCAGCAGCCCATAAAGCAGCAGCAGTTTTACCCGTGCCTTGTTCATTAAAACAGAACGCTTTCTTGTGAGTTACTAGGAAGTCAGTAGTGACTATTTGGTGAGCGAAAGGTTTATATCCAGACTCTTTTGTGCCAACTGCTGTGTTGTTAGATGCAGTGGTGTTAGCATTCGTTTCGGTGTAGTTAGTATGTACGAGTCCCCTACACTTACCAAAGGCTTCGTCTATAATGTCTTGTTGTTTAGCTGTAAGCATGCTTTGTACTCTAGTGCAAGGGACTCAAATAGGATATTTTTAGAACCCCGCTTCGCCTCCCGATGGGGTCAAGTCGGGTCATTGGGACAAAGAAAATAAAAAACCCTAGGCTTCCTAGATTTTATGCAGTGTAGTTACACTCAATAGGAGAGAGATACTGCATCATTTAAAGACGGATCTAAGCACCGTCTACCACACCCAATTTTGTACGTAGCCACTTGTCGTTAAACTGTTGTAACGTAGTCTTCTTTTTCTTCTCAGCGTTGGCTCGACGCTTGTTAGCCGCTGATCTCTTTTTGATCTCGTTCATATGTTCAGATTCTCTATTTTAGCCGTAGAGGTTAGTGTTATATCACCATCACCGTAGACACTGTATGCTGTGCGGAGTGCCTCTATTACTGCTTGGCAGTCAGCGTTAAACTTGTTTGTGTCGTGGTGGTAGTCCCTCATCTTGACTCGCGCTAATACTTCGGGCTTGGCTTCCCCTAACGTGTTATGCTCTACTCGTATAGTCACTTCTTCCATCAGTTTTTCCTTTTATAGTTTCTACTTCTGTTAGCGGATTTACTTTCTACCCGTACACCGTCCGCGTTACTACCGCCCTTGCTCAGTGCCTTATTGTGGCTAACGTCTTTACCCTCGCGCTTGTCCGCACGGCCATCTTTGTTAGCGTCCTTACCCTTCTTATCCATTGCGCGTCTGGCTCTTTGCCTCTCCATCCGTGCCTCATGTGCGGCACTACCCACAGGTGGATTCTTTTGTTTCTTCCGATCTGCCTTGTTCTTATATGGCATTACTCACCTCTCATTTCTTTCATACAGTCTGCGGCATATTTTAAAGCCTCCATCAGGTCGAACACCTTATCGTACCTAAAATATACCGAGTCACTATTGTCCTCTGTACCAGTTATGAGGACACCTAGTCTATCTAAACTTTCACCTTTAGATACTATAGCCACATTAAACGCTGTATTTGGGGAGACTGTGGAACTCTGTCGTACCCCTCCGTATGGGCCATCTTTAAGTGTTTTTAGGTATCTCTCTGGATCTATACCTAACTTATCGCACAGCTTTAACTCTGTCTTAGACAACATATTACGTTTACTCATAGAGGACTTATTTATCTTATGCTCCACAAAGTCTAGTACATTATCCATCGCTACATTCTCCATATGATTTACCGTACCCGCTCTCACAATCAAGGGGTATACCTTCAGCCCATTTGGGAGCTATCCGCATACAAGCCTCCACATATCCTCTAGCTTGGGTTAACTCTTCGTCAGGCACACAGCAGATAATTGAATCGTGGACAGTTAAAACTACTCTGTATTTCTTAGCCACATCTAGTATCTGCTCCCCAATAATACACCGAGCAAGAGCCTGACACACGTTCTCTATGACCTTCCCTCCGTATATCCCTACACGCTTGCGGCCTTTTATAAAACTATACTGTATGCGCTCCTCTTCTTGAACCCACTGTAAACTGGAGTACAGTATGTTTAGCCCAGAAGGTAATCTTATGGCTGCACGAGTAAAAGTAGTTGAGGTTGGTATGATCACACCTCCACGACCAAATGGGGTAGCGGTATTCTTAGTCATGTCTGCCAACATATCTTGAGCCTTACGCCATAGACTATATATGGCCCCATTTTCGTTTCGGTATATCTGCACGATACGCTTTGCTTCAGCCAAGTCTATGTCGAAGCCAAAAGATTGTAGCTGATCCTTAAACCTTGCCGCACCCATGCCATAACCACAGCCCAAGATCGTGGTCTTACCAACGAACCGCTGTTGCTTGGTAACCTTCTCTTCTGGTACGCCGTATATAACTGCCGCCATCTTCACATACACGTCCTCACCATTGGTAAAGGCTTGCAGTAAGTCATCTTGTTCAGCCAACCACGCGAGTACACGCGCCTCAATCTGAGAGGAATCGCAATCAATGAGGGTGTGTCCCTTGGGAGCAATAATGCTACCCTTCAGCACCTTGCCGTACTCCCCTCTAGAGGGTAAGTTTTGCATGTTGATCTTATCATCACCTCCCCACCTGCCAGTGTGCGCGGCATAGTATTTAACAGGGACAGGTAACAACCCGCGTTTAGCTATATCTATGAAACGCTGTGTACGTGTCTCCTCCAAGGTACTCTTGTTGCCCAACCTAGCCGCTACTAGTGCTTGTACTTTTGGGTCTTCATGCTCAAGCAGGTTGTTGAACCCCTCATCAGTCTTAGCAAAAGCATGAGTTTCCTTGCCGGTGGCAGGGCTAGTCTTCATGGGTGGTGATACACCTAGCTTCTCTAATAGTTCGGCAAACTTGAAGTTACTCATAAGATTCGCCTTAGTGACCCCCGACTCCGCTAACATAAGGTCTTTCTTGTCGCGTATGTCCTCTAAGTGTTGCTCTAACTTACCAAGGTCTAAGTCCAACATAGGCTCGGTAAACATTCGTAAGGATGCGTCTATGATACGAAGCTCTTGTCGCGGAAACTTGCGAGATAACTTCTTAAACAACTGATAGGTTAGCTCCACGTCATTTACGCAGTAGTCACCGTACCTATCTAGTTCTTCTTCGGTGAAATCTCCACGGCGTTTCCCGATAGCGTCGAGTACCTCTTTGCCCTTAACTCCAATATTATGCTTTTTAACCAGTGCATCGAGAGAGAGGCTACTTTGGCTCCCATATATAGCACGGGCGATGCAAAGAGTATCGGCATAGAGGCGAGGATGAACATCGAACAGCCAACTAATAATAGCCCCATCAAACATGGTATTGTGAGCCAACAAAACAGAATTCTTCCAATTAAAGGTGTGTAGGTATTCTTTGATTTGCTCATGTGTTCCACTGGCCCACTCCGTATCTCCGTCATTAACTTTAAGTCCCACACCAATCACCTCAAAGCGAGGATCACGAATGTAAGACTCCAAGGTTACATTCCTCTTACGTAAGGAGTAATCCTTATCATAATAGGTCTCAAAGTCCAGTGTAATTAAATCCACGGCTTAAACCTCTCCAGTACTTCCATATGTTTGTATGCTATTGTGTTGAGTTGCTTGGCATCGATAACCCACAAGCACTCAGCGTCTTCATTGGTTACCACAACTATCTCACTCTTATCCTTGTTAGCAAGGTAGTCAGCCTCCTCCACAGCCGCACCGTGATCAGTGAACATCATGGCTCTAGCCGTGCGATTTCCGCGTCGATATAGAACTTGATCTTCTTAGCGTCACGTAGCCTGTTACTGTGAGACGACTCCCCATAACGGTAACAACTGCGGAATATCTCACCGATCTGTGCGTTCATATCCTTGTGGCTTATCAAGTGTTGTAATTCTGTACAACCTGTGGGTAACTCGTAATAAGATGCGGTGCTTCCGTCACTAACGGAGGTTGACGTACCCATCATACCCATAGCCATACGCGCATAGTCGTCATCCATGTTACTCTCCGAAATCAAATTCAAGTTGCTCTGGCACTCGTTCATTAGGGTTAGTTTGTATCTGCCCTGTGATGAGTGACGCGGTGCTACTCACATTCTCTTCGTTGATGACTAGGGCGATACCGCCTGAGTCTGTGATCTCTTTTAGGTTTTTAAGTTGCAGTGCTGTGGGTAAGTTTTTACCAGCCTTGCACTCAATACCAAAGAATCTACCCTCCCAGCACCCCACTATGTCCGGTACACCACTGCGACCATACCCTCCTGTGACAGGGTAGAAGTAGTATGCCCCCATATGTTTAAGAGCTTGCATTACCTGTTGCTTCACTTTCTTTTCTGGCGTCGATGACATCAGCTACGTCCTCTATTGTATAAATAAGTTCGCGCACAAGTTCGTGTATCTGTGCGTCCTCAATCTCTATCTCTATTTTTACCTTCATTTGACTCCTTGTGGGAACTGGTTTCGGAGAGAACCCTCCTGAGTAAGGAGTAATTCCCTCCGATTTAGACTAAATGTAGACCCAATACGATTCAGAGTTATGGCGTTTACCTATACCATCAATCTCGTCCTCATCCTCTAGTATCCTGAGAACTGACAGTTTCGATTGAATACTGTCAGGTAGTGACTCAAAAGTATCATAATTACCAGATAGTGTGTTGTCAACATATTCCCTACCAATGGGTTGTACAATGAACGTTTTTCTGTCTGTTACTACGCTATACCACGTCCCATATGACACAATATGTCCCCTCTCCTAGCTTGACACCCAACCCAGTCACCCACTCACCGACATCACAGCAGTCAAGGGCGGCAGTCTTGTCCTGTATGTGTTCGGGTACACCGGCGTTATCCCAGCCGTTGCGGTTGTCATATCGATACACTATAAACTCGTCCCTATTATCAGGACTAGCTATAGGCTTCCATTTATTAGAATAAGACTGAGTATTACTCATAGGGACTACATCAATGCGTGTATGTTGGTAGGGAGGTGTCGGTTTGACCACCTTCACATACGCCACGTTGTCTGTATTTGTGGGCGTACTTGCTACCTCTTCTCGGTACGCCATGTAGTTGTCAACAGCAGTTTGAAAGGCTTCATTCTTGAACTGATAGCCCTCCTTGTGCAGGATGGATAACTCGTCTAACAGGGGTGACTCTATCCTGTCTGGGGAACTAACTGAGTAGTTATTTTTGTACTCCATAATACTATCTAAGTGATCAGTAAACTTTCTTGCCATAGCATCCGTGTCCCTCTCTGCATCAGTTGAGGTTATGTCTGCCATGTGATTAGCACATTGAAGCACCGAACGCTTGCGTATGTACTTACGGATATGGCGCTCTGCTACCTTCCAGTCGGTAGTCTGCTTAGTGCATCGAGAAAGCCAACCAGACACACTGCCATTAGATCGTTCAGCACTAATCTGTGGTGACGCTATAAAGAAATGTAAGTGTCGTTTGTAGTCTTTACGACGAGGGATCTCCTTCATTCTTAGCTCGATCTTACCCATAGGAAACGGGTCATCAGGTAAACTAACCCACCACTTCCCCCTAATAGCGTCCTTACCGTCGGTGTGAAAGGTTACCGCAAGGTCTTCCTGATGCAGGGTGCATCCTCGTATAGATCTGAATACCATAGCAATAAAATCATCCAGTAGATTAGAATGAGGGAGAACCTCGAAAGGCTCATTACGTGCGTACACGTCATCGCCCTCTTTGTAGGAAAGAAAACCTAGCTCACTCACTAGGTGGTTACGTGCGAATAGATCACTCATTAGGTATCTCCTCTTGTTCAAAGACTGTCTCAGTAAAGAACAGTCGCTCATTGATCCAATTATTGTAAGAATTTCTAAGGTTGGTTCGTTTCCATATGGGTACGTTCTTACCATAGCCATCACACTGGTGTAGGCTTACCTGTTCCAAGCTACCTATGATTGCGATCATAAGGTCGGCTCTATGCTCATGCTCCTCATCGAGGAGGATCTCTCGATAGAGATTTGCCATAGGAAGGCTGTGCGCTAGGTATCCTTCCCAACCATTTCTTCCGCCACCTCCTTGAAGGGCTGAGTTTGCATAGCCAACACCCTGTTTCGTAAAACTGTCGCGTAGCATAGGGATCATAACCAACAGGTCATCGTAGAACTTAGCTATTGCCTTACGATAGGGTTGCTTGGCCTCCTTTCTGACACGTCTACGCGGGGGGTGAAACTTAGTACCCACCTGCCGCCAGTGATCCCCATCACGTATGAAATGTAGGTGTGGCACAGGAATACCCTTGTAGGCCGAATTGTGCATATCGGGAATGTACGCTTCACCACTATGCCCCATGTTCATCGGGGGTCTCTCTACCCAACTTATGCGGTGCTTACCAGACTGAACCACGGCGAAATGAAGCCCTGCCGGTATGACTCGCTCTAGATACCGATAGGACGATGTACACCCGTGGTTGTAGATGTGTACATAGGTATCACCATCTGAACGTAGCCATGTCACGACGGGGGTAGAGTCAAAACACCCCATGATGTTGTAGTGATCATCTGATACTCTCTTAATATACTCATGGTTTCTGGCTCGTTTGCCAATGGGACGTATACTAGTCCCACGGATAGGTTTCACAGAACAGTAGTGTCTCTCCACTTCTTCAAAACTACGTAAAGCCACTCTATATACAGTCATCGCATATCTCCTGATCGAACATGAACTACCTTACCAATAGGTGGCTCGGCACTCTCGTTGTCAACTACCACCCAAAGAACTGGGCAAGTCCAATTACCCCAACTCCACACATGCCCATCTGTGAGGACAATCACACACTGGGGGTTGAGGTTTTTTGCCGTGATAAATTCTGGTATGCATCGTGCATCCGTACCACCACCGCCCTTGGGGGTAGTCTCACTGGTGAACGTGTCCATCTGGTCGGGATCGTATTGTTCGTGCTGACACACTTGGGTATCCCAGTACATAACGTGCAGCTTCGAGGGCTTGACCAACTTACACAGAGATTCAGTCTCACCAAGAAACACACCTTGCTCTCTAGTACCAATAGAGCCAGACATATCTGGTGCAGACACCATCTCACCTACCACGTCAGTCATGCCGCTTGGTAGGTAGTAACCCTCACCATAGTGCCGACGATTGGGTCTGCGATATGTGGTGTAGTCTGACCCTGCCATTGTGTCAACAGCGAAGTCCTTCATCACTTGCCGCCAGTCAACCCGTGGCTTGGCTAGTTCCTCCACTGTGCGATTGCCACCACTGCCTGTCTTGCTAGCAAGTAACACACCGCTCTGTAGGGCTTCGTGAATCTGTACCTTGAGGTCTTCTTCCTCCTCCACAGTACGTCCCGCTGTCCAGTCGTGATCGTCACGGAAGTCCCCCTCCTCTCCTTCTCTAGGAGGCTCGTCCCCACCACTACCTCCTTCACCGCAGCTCTCCTGCTCTTTGTACAGGATGTCGAACACCTGCTGTACATCCATACCACGGAACCGCTCGTCATATAGACCACCCTTGGGCATGACTGCAAACTTGTCATCCTTGTTCTCGTCGACAATGATGATGTTGATAACGTAGTCTGCGGCCATGTTGGTTAGCTTGGCATCAATCAACCAGAGGTGATGCCACACTGTGATCTGGCGAAACGCCTTGTGGTAATTCTCATGCAGGATGACAAACCGAAACTCAGGGTCGGTCAACTGCTCATGGAACTCTCTGCCATACACCTCGTTCTTGCCATCGGTATAGGCAGTGGATACCCCGTCCTTCACTTCTTTCTTGCCGATCATAAGTATCTGAGTCATAGACACGTACCTGTCCTTACCCATAATAGCTACGATATTCTTGTCGAGCCGTTGCTCAACTGTAAGTTCTCGTGCAAACATAATGTCTCTCCTTGGTTAGGACTGATCTTCTTCATACATGTAGTTGTTGGCCCGCGCCCACGCCATAAAAGATTTGGTGTTCACCACTTGCTTGCGGCGACCATAGTCTTTGTGGCACACAGTCTTGCCGAACATACCCTGCGCTTCCTTGCCTAGTCTCTGCACATAAGTCATCCACGCATCTACCCAGTCACGCTCAATAGTCTGTAGCGTTCTGTAGATCACAAGACAGACACCCGCCGCATCATCTGGCACCTTGGCATTCATCGGATCGTTCTTGATGGAGTCCATAGTTGGTAGTTGCTCGGTCAGTCGAGAGAAGGTCATCAATGTATTAGTAGCGGCGACACCGATAGTCCCGTTCAACATACAAGTCAATGCCCTTGTCGTGATCACGTCCTTGCGACCAAAGATGATGGAAGCCTTCTCTAGACTACGCCCAGTGACAAAGTGTCGGCGTTGCTCTCTCGGATGGTAGATGTAGGGATTGTCGGAGGGGTTGTCCACCTCATCGAATGGTTGGAGCCAGTGTGGGTTCTCACGCACACAGCCTAGCACTACGTGGTTGAGACCTTTTTTCAGACCCCAATCAATCCAATCAGTGTGGGATGGTTTGCGAACACGCATGACCGTCATACGATTGAGTTGTTGAGGCGCTAACGTATCTCCGACGTTCTCTGCACCTAGGTTGGTGGTCAAGAACACGATGGAGTCTTTGTGCATAGTGTAAGCGCCTAGCTTGCGCTCATAGCACAGGCGGTTCATGGAGTTTGTAAGACTCTTGTTACCTTTGCCGTACTCGTCAATCATCAGTATGCTAGGGGTTTTCTGTAGGTGGATACCCAATTCTTCATTGGTGGCAAACCGTACAAAGTCGTTACCATCAATGTCCTTTAGCTTGGGGATCATCACGTCACCGGCATCCATCTTGGTGGTGCAGTCAAAGTAATACTTCTTGTAGGTGGGGAATCGTTTGCCTACTTCTTCCAACTGAGCAGACTTACCGATACCCATGTGTCCCTCCAACAGTATTGTAATGTCAGGGCCATACGCACATATACAATCTGTGGCTTCTTGAAAGTCCACGTCGAACATTCTTTCTGGATTTACTTGTCCCATGATATTGCTCCTTGATTAGGATGGTTATATAAAAAGTAGAGTGATTAGGTTACTGACGATCATACCGACGAAGACACCGCCGGCAATACCTATAGCTAGTCGTGTATAGGACAGGTCTATATGTAGTGCCTTTAGGGGTTCCACCCCGGCAGGTTCTGAATTGGATTCTTCTACCGGGATAATCGGCTTGTCCTCTGTTGTAGGGGACTCGTCCGTGAAGAAGTCTTTTAGTTGCTGGTCGACCTCGGCATCTGTCTTGGCGTTGTATACTTCTTGGCTTGTGGGTAGTTGCGGCATGTTGATCGTGCCATCCTCCACAACGGGCGTATCGTACCGCTTTGCCACTCGGTCATAGAACGACTTCTCATGCATGGGTATGGGGGTTTTATCTTCCTGCTTCTTCTTTCTCTTTGCCACGGATGCTTTCTTAGCGTCCATACGCTTCTGATAGTGTTCCGCACTTGCCAATATAAACACCGCCGCGCGATAGTCCATAGCTTTATCGATACCCCTTGGAAGGTTCTTCCGATAGGCGCTATACTCTGCCGGTGTCATTAGCATCACGGCTGAATCACCCGACAGGGACGTGGTCGAAACCCTTATCCGGAACCGCACCTCGCATACACCTGTGGACACACCAATCTTGTACAGTATGGTGTACAGGTCAGGAATGTGGACAGCTTTCGGGACTATATTGTCGTGAAAGTAAGGGAGTTGATCGCGCAAATCCCAGATAGTGCTGAAGCCCTCTCTTGTATGCTCATTCAAGTGCTTGATGCAGTCAACGAGCGCCCCTTGCTTTGTGCCTTTTTTAGTAAAATAGTTTCTCTTAGCCATGTCGTTCTCCTTAGAAGTCTAGGGTTGGTAGTGTGGATAGGATTGTATCTACAGCTTTCTTTGTTTCAGTACGCAGTCCTCTGTCTTCTTTGAGGGCATCCTTGCTCACACCGCGCATAGCTTCCATGATTTCGATCCGCGCCATCTCCATCTTGGGATCGTTGGTGGGGTTACACTTCTCCATAAGTCCTGCAACGTCAGTCACATTAGTGACGAGTGACTCATACAACTTGGGTCGGTCTTTCAGGTCATAGCTACCCAGTTGTGTAGACATGTTTGTGAGAACCTTACGTGCGTGTTCCCATGTGTCGCCTAGCAGACGAGTCTCCATGTCCGCCATGTCTGCATCGAATCGAGTCATAATCTCTTCAGTCACCTCGCTCGACATATCCAATGCCCACTGCCCACGGGTTGGCATGGGGTACAGCTTGTAGCGTATGTCAAACTTGCCCCTGACAATATCCTCGTCTGGATAATCCGCTGGGTCATACAGGTCACCCTGTACGTGCTTTGCTTCTAGCTTCTCAAACTGATAGGCAATGACAAAGTCCTCAACCAGAGCATTAAACTCAGTGATCATGCCACTGATGGTCTTCACGTAGTCTTCGTACATGAGGTTACACAGCACACGCAGTCCACTGTCGTTGAACGCTTGGGTCATGTATGCGTGTTTGTTGTAGATGTCGCGGTAGTACTTGTTGACGAGATCGAGTTGTACGCAACCTGCTAGTACGGACTTGTTTACCCTAGCAGCACCGTTACGCGCATTGTTAGCAGTCAACAGTTTCTTGGTGGCCTCCTTGTCTAAGGTGGTCGCGCCCCATCGGGATCGGGACAACTCAACCAACGTGACTCGTTCGTGCAAGGGTGCTACGTGCCTGTGTATATCAATAGCTGTGTTCATAGATTACTCCTTATTTAGGATGGTAAGTGGGGGTGGGTCTAGCTAGTTCTGGGTCTAGCACGATGGGTTCTGGTGTGCCGTAAGTATCGGCAATCATCTCTGCCCATTGAACGGTAGGCAGTTCTTCATTGCGTTGCCATGCGCGTACCATTCGCAGGTAAGTAGCCTTAACCTCATCGCCTGTCTCGTCAGCGGTATCGTGACTCAGGATGTGCGCTTCAAGGTGCTTGAGGACGTGTGCTGTGTACAAGTCTAGCTCACGCTTGGTAAACAGCTTGGGATCTTCAGTTTGTCTTTCCATTGTTTCTCTCCTTGGTAAGGACTAGTTGGTAAGTAAATGTCGCGTCAGGTCAAATCTCAACCCTACGTATATTATACACATATTGTCATAAACTACCTAGTAGGAGGGGTTACTGTCTAATAGTGGTTAATAGTGTCTATTGATAATGTTCCACACTGTTCCGTAGGGTAGTTGGCTAAGTTACTGAAATACAAGTACTGTTCCAATGTTCCGTAATTTGACGTTTTTGTATGCCTCCTAAGAAAGGAGAATATAAAAAGGAACACACTATCGTGTTAACCGGTTTATATGACGGGGGTGAGTATTGAGGAAGTCTCTGAGGGACTAAATACTATTTCAATAAAAGGGAACATTAGGTATATATATATATATATAATACTTTTAAATACTTTTAGACAGTTTTAGACAGTCTTAATCCGATACTTCTAGATAGGGAATGACCCTGCCTGATAGCAATAGCCAGTATTAGACAATGTTCCGTTCTAAGGGAACATTAGGGGAACATTGCGGAACATTTGGAACATTACAAGGGAACATTACAAATCACTCCTTGTGCAGGAGTAATCCCTGCCATGACTCTGCCGAGGACTATACGCTACGCTACTAAGGGAACTGGTTTCTGTGACGGTAAGAGAAGACTCCTTGTTCAGGAGAGATAGAGATGACTGGTGATATGAGGGCCAGAGGGGATACGCTTGGCTAAGACGATCTGCTATGCGCTACGCTACTAGAGGAACTGGTTTCAAAGCCAAAAAAAATCCCCCATCCACCCGAAGGTGAACAGGGGTATCGGTCAAGCCGAGGTGAGTAGTCCTATAGTTACCAGAAAAACCGAGAGGGCAAACATAAGGCCCACCCCGATCCAGTCTCGCCGTTCCATCCTGCGCTGGTATTGCTTCAGTGCGATGTACTTGGCGGCACGTTCGTTCCGTTCGGTTGCGTTCATTCGTCGGTCTCCATATTGAGTAGTTTTTTTAGATCGCGCAGGTTTTGAACGCGAACCTTAGCTGGTGCTGGTTGGGGTACGTTACTACCAGCCTTTAGCAATCGCTTGCCTCGGCGTTTAAGTAACTTTCTTTCTTTATCATAATCAGGATCTGAATAGTGCATGATGATTCCTATTAGGTAGCGCCGTCCATGGCGCAGTGAGTTTAGCCTTCGTAAGTAGTGTCTTGTAGCATTTTGATCTTGGCTTCGATCTCGGTGATAACTCGCTGGTTCGCGAGTATCATTTCGACCACGTCCCTGTCGGGTGATTCAGCCGTAAAGTGCTTTGATTCCGACTCTTTTTTGAGCCCTGCAATTAACTTCACATTTCGTTGAATCGCCGCCGCCGTCCAATGCTTAGGAAGGTTATTCTTAGGCGCGTCGGCCGCTTTATTCTCGCGGTCAATCTTCGCGCTAAGGTTACCCATTACAGTAGCAACACTCTTGTCGCCATTGGATAGTAGAGCCTGTTGCATCGGGGTGAGCGTGTCGCCCTCCGATTTGGCTAGTCTAGCCGCTTTCGTGGCATCATCTTGCCCATCTTGAAACCATGCCTTCAATGGCTCCCAAAGTTCAACAGGGCATGTCGACGTTCGATCCGTCCGCCCTGCTATGGGTGAGAGTAAGAACGCGCCGGTTAGCCTAGTGACACCGGCCTCGGTCGCCGTCTCTCTCAGCCCCTTGATCACACCGTCGAGCATTGCGCCGTGTAGGCCGCTCGCCTTTAGTGACTCGGTGTAGCTACCCATCAGCGCCGTATTGTCTACGGTGTAGTCTGCCGAATCGTCGCCGTACTTGATGGCAACCGAGAGAGTGGTTAACCCGCCAATGATCTTGGCGAATGGTGATACTGTTGCGTCTGATTTGTCTGTCATAATGAAATGCCTCTATAGTTAAATGAATTGAGTGTAAGCGTTCCATTGTTGTAGATTGTACGACCTTGTACTTATCTACTAGAGTTACCCTTGGTCGATCCCCTGTTGGGGGTCAAGGCCGGCTGTTTTTGTCTCGGTCGCCGTCTCTGGAACACCTCTATAAAATCAAAAACGACCCGTAATGTCAACAAATCCCCACAAAAAGACAATAAAACACAGAAAAAAGCCGTTTTTATCCTGAATCAAGAGGATTTACCCCCACCACCCCGACCACAGCTATCGGAGTCCCGTTCTCTATATATTACTAATCCCCACAAACAAATCGCATTTTTTGGGTAAGGTTGAGGCCGTTCCCTATATAGCAAACACCCCCCTATAGGAGTCCCAAAGGCTTGTTAAAAAAATTTTTTTCTGGTATATAGGGGTCTTCGGTGAATAACCTGCGATGCATTAATGACTTTTATGCTAGAACCAGAGCTAGGTGTGCCTGTACCTACAGATATTAAACACATGGACTTGGCTAAAAGGGCCGCTGTCGCCTTCGCTAGTGCTATTGCGCTAGAGGAGCATGGCGCAGACCTCACCCCTAATGCTGAAGATAAGGATGTAGCCGCACAGTTGGCTATGTCTTATGCAGAAGACCCAGAGAAAGCATCTAAGAAAACAAACAATGCCCGAACAGCTAAGATGACCCCAGCCTCGTTAGTACTTACTAACAATATATTAACCGAGTTTGGACAGTCAGTAGCCACTTCTGCCGTACATATACGTCACCTAGTGACAAACAAGCTGATATTAGAGACTGAGAACCCTGACCCACGCACTAGAATCCGTGCTTTAGAGTTATTAGGTAAGATTTCAGACGTGTCTTTGTTCGCTGAGAAGTCAGAGATCACTGTCACCCACCAATCCACAGACGATCTCCGCGCAAAACTGCGGGGCAAACTGGAAAAGCTAGTAAATCCTGCGTATGAGGCCGAGGACGCAATAATAGTAGACGGTGAAGTGATAGATGTTGATGCCGAACTGGGGTTAGTCAATGAAAACCCCGCCTGAAGACTTTACTGAAGAAGAAGTCCAGCTATTACTTGATAATCTTGACGAGTATTCGGCAGATGAGGTCGTTGAGATTGAGAGAATGGTGGATGAGCTAGCAAATCGGCGGCAGAACAAGCTAGCATACGATGATCTGATAGACTTTTGCAAGGCTATGATGCCTGACTTCATTGTTGGGAAACATCACCGCATTTTGGCGGACATGTTGATGGAGATTGAGCGTGGGGATAAGGATCGTGTCTGCGTAAATATCCCACCACGCCACGGCAAGTCACAATTAGTGTCTATTTTCTACCCAGCGTGGTTTTTGGGGCGTAATCCGAACAAAAAAGTGATGATGGTGTCCCACACAACCGATTTGGCGGTAGATTTTGGTCGTAAAGTACGTAATTTAATCGCTACCCCCGAATATAAGACTATATTTCCGGTTACTAAGTTAGCTGTTGACTCTAAATCAGCAGGTAGGTGGAATACTAGCGCAGGGGGAGAGTATTACGCCTGTGGTGTAGGCTCCGCACTAGCGGGTCGTGGCGCTGATTTGCTATTGGTAGATGACCCACACTCTGAGCAAGACGTGATTAACGGTAACTTCTCTGTGTTTGAGAAGGCATATGAGTGGTATACGTTCGGTGCGCGTACTCGTCTGATGCCGGGGGGTCGTGTAGCTATCATACAGACTAGATGGCATATGGATGACCTGACAGGCCGTGTCATTAAGGATATGGCTCAGAATGAGCGATCTGATCAGTTTCAGGTAGTAGAGTTTCCCGCGATACTAGAGTTTGCAGACTCAGAGACTAAGGAGGTGATTGAAAAACCCCTGTGGCCTGAGTTCTTTGATTTAGAAGCGTTGATGCGTACTAAGGCATCTATGCCCACATTTCAGTGGAATGCTCAATACCAACAACAGCCTACCGCAGAAGAAGCCGCCCTAGTTAAGCGTGAGTGGTGGAATTTATGGATGAGTGAGGAGCCTCCATCTTGCGAATACATCATAATGTCCCTCGATGCTGCGGCAGAAAAACACAATAGGGCCGACTATACCGCGTTAACTACGTGGGGGGTCTTCTATAATGAGGAAGAGAGTGCGTATAATATAATACTGTTGAATAGCATTAAACGACGTATGGAGTTTCCAGAGCTAAAAGAGCTTGCTATGGAAGAGTATTCGGACTGGGAGCCTGACTCGTTTATTGTAGAGAAGAAAAGTTCTGGTGTGGCCCTTTACCAAGAAATGCGTAGGATGGGACTACCAGTATCAGAATATACCCCGCATAGAGGGTCAGGTGATAAACTAGCGCGTCTAAACTCAGTATCTGATATTGTAGCGTCTGGTCTGTGCTGGGTTCCCCAGACACGTTGGGCTGAAGAAGTAGTAGAAGAAATAGCAGGGTTTCCGTTTATGAGCAACGATGACTTGGTGGACTCCACCGTCATGGCTCTAATGCGGTTCCGGCAAGGTGGGTTCATACGACTACCTACTGATGAACCAGAGGAACAGCGATACTTTAAACGGCGTAGCAGTGGGTATTATTAAGAGGCTAAATTATGGCAATTGAAAAAGGCATGTTTGCTGCCCCCGAAGGTATAGATGTAGAAATAGAAGGGGATGAGCCGGTCGAGCCAGTTGAGCAAGCGTTAGAGATAGAGATTGTAGATCCCGAAATGGTTACCCTGAGTGATGGTAGCGTAGAGATCACTTTAATCCCTGACGCTGCCCCTACTGATATGCTCCCGTTTGATACCAACCTAGCAGAGCATCTAGACGATAGTATATTGCAGTCGCTATCAAGTGATCTTATAGGGCTAATAGACTCCGATATGGACAGCCGTAAGGAGTGGGCTGACACATACGTTAAAGGGTTAGATGTTTTAGGGTTTAAGTATGAGGAGCGTACAACGCCTTGGGAAGGAGCCTGTGGAGTCCACTCTACTGTTCTAGCCGAAGCTGCAATACGGTTCCAAGCAGAGACAATGAGTGAGACTTTTCCTGCGGCTGGCCCAGTACGGGTTAAGGTACTAGGGGAAGAAACTAGGGAGAAAACAGAAGCGGCGGAACGTGTTAAAGCTGATATGAACTATGAGCTTACAGAGGTGATGGTAGAGTATCGTCCCGAACACGAACGGATGCTATATAGCCTAGGACTCGCAGGATCGGCGTTTAAGAAGGTTTACTTCGATCCTAATATAGGTAGACAGGTAGCCATATACATAACCGCAGAAGACGTTATCGTGCCATATGGAGCGTCTCATATAGAAACAGCAGAGCGTGTAACGCACGTTATGCGGAAAACTAAGAATGAGATACGCAAGCTACAGGCCAGCGGGTTTTATAAAGATATTGAGTTAGGAGAACCAACCCCTTACCACAGTGATATTGAAGAAAAGAAAGCTGAAGATAGTGGGTACTCTATAACGGATGACGACAGGTACTCGTTGTACGAGATACACGCTGATATAACTATTGAGGGGATTGACGAAGACGACGATGAGATAGCCAAGCCTTACATTATCACGTTAGACCGAGGAACTGGAGAAGTACTATCTATACGCCGTAATTGGAACCCTGACGATATGTTGATGTTAAAGCGTCAACATTTTGTACACTACGTATATGTCCCCGGATTTGGCTTCTACGGCCTTGGACTGATACATATCATAGGGGGGTACGCTAAAGCAGGAACCTCGCTTATACGGCAATTGGTGGACGCTGGTACGCTCTCTAACCTCCCCGGAGGCCTAAAGTCTCGTGGACTGCGGATCAAAGGCGATGACACGCCCATAGAGCCGGGAGAGTTTAAGGATGTAGATGTACCATCAGGCAGTATTCGTGAGAATATTATGCCGCTTCCTTACAAGGAGCCAAGTCAAACTTTGTTAGCATTACTTAACCAGATTACAACTGAAGGTCGTAGGTTAGGCGCTATTAGTGATATGAACATATCTGACATGTCAGCTAATGCCCCAGTGGGTACTACGCTAGCGTTGTTAGAAAGAACGCTGAAGCCTATGGCAGCAGTGCAAGCGCGTGTCCACTATGCCATGAAGCAAGAGTTTAAAATGCTCAAAGCTATCATGTCCGAGTACGCTCCTACAGATTACGCTTATCAACCTGCGCGGGGAGCAGTTACCGCACGTCAAGACGACTACATGGCGGTAGACGTTATACCTGTAAGTGATCCTAATAGCTCTACAATGGCTCAAAGGGTAGTACAGTACCAAGCAGTGTTGCAGATGGCGCAACAGGCACCGCAGATATACGATCTGCCGCAACTACATCGTCAGATGATCGAAGTGTTAGGTATTAAGAATGCTGACAAACTTGTCCCTATAAAGGATGACGCAAAGCCCACAGATCCATTAAGTGAGAACATGGATGTCTTGAACTTAAAGCCAGTAAAAGCATTCATATACCAAGACCATGAGGCTCACATAGCAGCCCACCAAGCGTTTTTACAAGACCCCATGATCGGGGGTATGTTGCAGCAAAACCCTCAAGCAAAACAGATGCTAGCCTCGTTACAGGCGCATATAGCCGAGCATCTAGCGTTTATGTATCGTAAGAAGATAGAAGAACGTATTGGCGCTGACTTACCTACACCTAATACACAATTACCTGAAGATATAGAGATAAGTCTCTCTCGACTAGTAAGTCAAGCTGCAACTGAACTTACTCAGAAAGGTAAGCAGGAACAAGCGCAGAAACAAGCCGCAGAAAAAGCTCAAGACCCAATCGTACAGATGCAACAAGCTGACATTCAAATCAAGCAAGAAGAGGTTAAGCGCAAGGCTGAGAAAGACAGACTTGATGCAGAGCTTCGGGCAGCAGAGATCAAACGTAAGTCACGTAAAGATCAAGCTGATGCAGTGCTTGGGGCGGAAGAGTTAAAGCTGGAGAAGGAAGAGTTACGAATGTCTACAGAGAAAGACGCTGTAAAACTAGCGGCGAGTAGGCGGCAGAACAACAATAAGATAGATCTAGAGCTAGCTAAATTAATGAGGGAGCAAAAGGAATAGATTATGGCTAAAACCGTCTTTGACGTGCTACGAGAAAAAATCGAGGACGATATGTCTTCAGCAAGTAATTTCCTAAGTAATGGTGGAGCTAAAGACTTCGCTCAGTACAAGGAGATAACAGGAATGCTCCGAGGTCTCACTTCCTGTATGAACCACGTAAATGACCTCTCGCGCAACTACTTGGAAGATGACAATGACTGAATTAAGTGCAGTTCCAAAGCAAGAAGAAACAACGGAAGAAGAGTTAGAAGCCCAACTACCCACTCCTGTTGGCTACAGAATACTAGTAGCTATGCCACAGGTAGAAGATACCTATGGTGACAGTGGGATTCTTAAATCTAGTAGAGAAGTACATCTAGACACAGTGATGTCTACTATCGGTCTTGTGTTAGATATGGGTGAGCAAGCCTATACTGATGAAGGGCGTTTCCCTACTGGCCCGTGGTGTAAACAGGGCGACTACGTGATGTTTCGTATGAACACAGGTACGAGATTTAAGGTAGGTGGTGTTGAGTATCGTTTAATGAACGATGACTCAATTGAAGCAGTTGTAGCCGATCCTCGTGGCGTATCACGAGTGTAAAGGAGTAATATATGCCGTTCCAAAAAGTTGAGTTTGAGTTTCCTGATGGGGAAGATACAAATACCGATATTGAGATAGAGCCTACTGGCGCTATAGAAGTAGATATATCAGGTAAAAAATCTGAAGCTCCACCCAAAAAAGAGGAGGAGAATAACAATGACCTTGAAATTGAAGTTGTTGACGATGTACCGAAGTCTGACCGTAACCGTAAGCCTTCTGAGCCTCCGGCTGAAGTTACAGATGAGGAGTTGGAAGACTACTCTGAAAAAGTACGCAACCGGATTAAACATTTCAGTAAAGGCTACCATGATGAGAGACGAGCCAAAGAACAAGCAACACGAGAACGGCAAGAGTTAGAAAAGTACGCTAAATCGCTTATTGAGGAAAATAATAAGCTAAAAGGCACTGTAGATAAGAATCAAATAGCGTTAATTGAGCAAGCGAAAAAAAACACCGCTGGAGAGATGCTTGTAGCCAAACGCGCTTATAAAGATGCGTATGAGTCAGGTGACGCAGATAAGTTGCTTGAGGCGCAAGAAAAACTAACAGCGGCTAATTTAAAAGCGGATAAGCTAAAGAATCTTAAACGCCCTACTTTACAAGACGATGAAACTGCTGTACAACAAGAACCTACAAGTACCGTCTCAGAAACTAGTCACTCTGTTGACCAGAGAGCCTCAGAATGGGCGCAAGCTAACCCTTGGTTTGGCCCTAGTAATCCTGAAATGACTGGGTACGCTATGGGACTGCATCAGAAACTTGTTGAGTCAGAAGGAGTAGATCCTTCTAGTGATGAATACTACGAGAAAATAGACTCTCGTATGCGTGAATTGTTTCCAGAGCAGTTCGATGAAGTAGTAAAACCTAAACGACGATCTAATGTCGTCGCGCCCGCTACAAGAAGTACGTCATCTAAGAAGGTGACGCTAAAAAAATCTGAAGTGGCTATTGCTAAGAGATTAGGAGTCCCACTTGAGGAATACGCTAGGAATGTAGCTGCACTAAATATGAGGAGTAACTAATGGCTAAGAATGCACTAAATCGTACAAATCGTGAACTCGATACCCGTGAAAAAACGGCCCGAAAGAAGGCTTGGTCGAAGCCGGAGGTTTTACCTTCGCCTAACGAAGAGCCGGGCTATGTATTTCGTTGGATACGTGTGAGTACGCAGGGCAATGTTGATGCTACTAATGTCTCTTCAAAGTTGCGTGAAGGTTGGGAGCCTGTAAAAGCAGAGGATCATCCCGAAATTACTATGGTCACTACCGAGCAAGAACGGTTTAAGGATAATGTAGTAATTGGAGGGTTAATGCTATGCAAAGCTCCAAAAGAACTAGCTGAAGAGAGGACTGAGTACTATCAATCTCAGACCGATAATCAGATGCAGTCAGTAGACAACAACTTCATGCGAGATAACGATCCACGTATGCCGCTCTTTAATGAGCGGAAAACGAAGGTTACCTTTGGTAGGGGAACCTAACTTAACTTTTAATGAAGGATACATACTATGTCTTCTACAAGCGCAGGATACGGGTTACGGCCCGTAAGACGGCAGGATGGTACCGCTTATGCGGGTGCATCTGATACGTACTTGCTAGACCCTGCTGGGGTCGCGCAAAACATTGGTTTTGGTTCTGTTGTAGAGCTACACACCGATGGGTACGTTAACATTGCTGCTGGAACTGGCGCAGATGCTACTACTAATAATCTTGGTGGTTCTAGCATTGGTGCTATTGGCGTGTTTGTTGGTTGTGAGTATATTAACGACCAGAACCAGCCTACGTTCTCACAGTACTACCCCTCTGGAGCTTTGAACGCTAAAGCCTATGTTGTGACTGACCCTAATGTTTTGTTCCAAGCGCAAGCTAATGGAGCAGTAACACAGACGGATCTTAACCACAATATTGACTTTCCAGCGGCACAACACGCTACAACTTCTGTAGACACTACTACTGGCAATTCTACAATGCAGGTCAACTCTACGACTGCAACTGCCACTAAAGCGTTTAAGATTGTTGGATTTGTGACTAAGCCGGGGTCAGCTATTGGTGATGCATATACCGATCTGTTGATTAAAATTAACCTCCCGTACCATGCTTATGGTACTGGCATTGTGTCTAACTAAGGAGTTGACTCATGGCTATTTCAAGAGCGCAGTTACTAAAAGAGTTACTCCCCGGATTGAACGCATTGTTCGGTTTAGAGTACGCAAAGTATGGCGAAGAGCATAAGGAGATTTTTGAAACTGAATCTTCTGATCGTTCTTTTGAAGAGGAAACTAAGCTGTCAGGCTTTGGTTCTGCCCCTGTCAAAGGTGAAGGTGCAGCAATTGAGTATGACAACGCGCAAGAGGCTTTCACTGCACGCTACACGCATGAAACCGTTGCTATGGGCTTTTCAATCACTGAAGAAGCGATTGAAGATAACTTGTATGACTCACTGTCTGCTCGTTATACCAAAGCATTAGCTCGCGCTATGGCTTACACCAAGCAGGTTAAAGCAGCGTCTATTCTGAACAATGCTTTCTCCAGTGGTACAACTTACGGTGATGGAAAAGAGCTTTGTGCTACTGACCACCCACTAGTAAGTGGTGGCACTAACTCTAATGAACCAGCTACCCCTGCTGATTTGAATGAGACTTCTCTAGAAGCCGCTATTATTCAAATTGGAGGCTGGACTGACGAGCGTGGCTTGTTGATTGCAGCACAACCTCGCAAGCTCATTATTCCTTCAAACTTGCAATTCGTTGCAACTCGTTTGTTGGAGACTGAGGGACGTGTAGGCACGGCTGACAATGACCTTAACGCAATCAGGAACAACGGTTCAATTCCAGAAGGGTTCTCTATTAACCACTATCTGACTGACACCGATGCATGGTTCTTGATGACTGACGTACCTAACGGCTTGAAGCACTTTACCCGTTCACCAATGGCTACATCTATGGATGCAGACTTTGACACTGGTAATTCTCGCTATAAAGCTCGTGAGCGTTACTCGTTTGGCGTATCCGACCCCTTGGGGATCTTCGGAAGCCCCGGCGCGTAACACCGTCATGTAGTACATCTAAGGGGCTTCGGCCCCTTTTTTGTTGACTTAACTTAATACATAAGCTAGATTGTCACTATATCGGGAAACTCCGGTAAATCTGACAGGCCCGACTGACGACATGCAGACAGATTTACTTAACTCGCATGTGAGGATAATCTAATGGCGAATACCACTTTTAATGGCCCCGTTCGTTCGGAAAACGGCTTTCAAATTGTAGCAACAGCAGCCAACACTGGCACAGAGACCACCACTCTTAATCTAGATAGCAATGGTAACTTTACCACTAATGTTTTGGGTATTAATATTCAACCCACTTTAGCTGGTCAAACAGTTACTGCTAAAGCCACTGGCGCTACTATTACCTACGTCGCTGGAATTAATGTCAACCCGTTTACTGGCGCAGCACAACAGATTACTACTCTCCCCGCTGCTACTGTAGGTGTAGTCTGTATTCACGCTCAGAGTAAAGATACTGCTGGCGGTACGGCCTTCTTGCGGTTTGATTGTGCAGGTACTGATGCGTTTGCCACAGGCTCTGTAATTGAAAGCACGGCTACTAATGCATTGACGTTTGATGTATCGACTGCGGGCGAAACCGCCTTAAAGTTTACTCCAGCTAATGCTGCTACTAACTGCATGAGTACTGGATCACGTATCTACTTCTACTGTACAACTGCGGGTATTTGGAACATCTCCACTGACCTACGTTCTATTGGTACAGGTGTTACTGGCGTATTTGCGTTTGCAGCTTAATAGTTAACTTTATAGGAGTAGTTTATGTCTTCTGATATTGAATCGACATTTATAACTGCCGCTGCCGCCGACCCTGATGGTATATCCACAGCCGCCTCTGTCGGTAATAATGCTGCGCTTGTAATAGGTGGAGCTTTGGCTTCTGGAGGTGCTGTTACTTTTGACCAGCCTAGGAATGTAACTATTCTTAGTGCTGGTAACGACAGTAGTAAATCCTTTACTGTTGTTGGTACAGATGAGACAGGTGCGGCGGTTACCGAGTCTATTACAGGTGCAAACGCTGATACCGCTGTAGGTACACAACATTTCGCTACGTTAGCTTCTATAACAGCAGTTGGTAATCCTGCGGGTAATGTTAGTGCAGGATCAGGTACATCTATTGCGGCACCTATGTTTCAAGGGCGTATGCGGCTTAAAGGCATGTACGCAGTAAATACTGCTACAGCAGGTACTATTACCTTTCGAGAGACTAACGCTACTGGTGGCATTCGTATGCAGTTTAATACCTGTGCGGCAGCAAACTCTACAGAATATCCTGACGTGCCTGACGACGGTGTGTTATTTAAGTCTGGAGGGTATGTGTTATACACGCAAACTACGTTATCTTCTTTGACAGTTTTTTATGCGTAGTTATTATAAGGAAGGCGGGGGAGTAAAAAAATCCCCTGCTTGGACACGAAAGGAAGGCAAGAGTGAGTCTGGTGGCCTCAACCAGAAAGGCGTAGACAGTTACAAACGAGCAAATCCCGGTAGTGAGCTAAAGACTGCGGTAACCACTAAGCCAAGTAAGCTAAAAAAAGGTTCTAAGGCCGCTAAACGTCGTAAGTCTTTTTGTGCGCGTATGAAGGGGATGAAGAAACGTAATACAAGTGCTAAAACGGCTAACGACCCTAACAGTCGCATAAATAAAAGTTTACGTAAATGGAATTGTTAAATGGCTTATTTACAATCAAATATTCCACATTTTAAATGTTGGGTTAGGAGGGAGTACACGCACAACCACCAGAAGTATCATGGTGAGTATATCCATGCGTTAGCTATAGCCGTTACTTCACTCCCTGATAGGTCTCTTAGTTTCCAAGTAGTGTTTACTGGGGCAGAGACATACGATGATGACAATGAACCTAATGTACATGGCGGTGCTATGTGGGCGCGTATGCCCATAACTGCGTTGGTAGGGGACACTATATTAGAAGAGTGGCCTGAAGCTATGACTTCAAGGTTATGCCAACCTTGGGATTGTAGCTCTCGTAACCATCATGTACACATCTACGACAGAGCTAGCTCTAGTCCGTGGATATGTAAGATAGATGGGGAGTTTCATACGGGCAAGTACATGTTTACAGTAGATTATACTGATAGTCATATATCAGATGATCCTGCACAACATAAACAGAGTCACGTTATAGAGTTGACTGATGCAGGGGCGTGGACAGGTAATATAGTAGCCCTACCTAATAACCGAGTACGAGTTACAAATCCTGCTCTTTGGGAGTGCGGAGAAGGGCCACCAGATTTTAGACCTAGTCAGTGGACACACAGTGCAGAGTGTGACAGTAGCTATATGGATGCAGGTATTACATTTGACAATCTATATGCAGGAGAAGAATGATGGGTATCTTTGATATGTTTAAGGCCGATAATACAGCCAAAAATCGTCGTGCAGAAAGTAAAAGGAAGGCAAAGTTTAAAAAACAAACGAAGAAAAAAGATACTAAGCCTTTTACAAAACAGACGAAGGAGGAAGATACTAAACCTTTTAAAAAAGTAGCTAAGAAAACTCCTCCTAATTTTAAAGCGCAAAGCGCTAAACCTGTAGGTAAAGGGTTTAATATACGTAAAAGCGAGCAAGAAGCTAAAGCTCTTGGTAAAAAAGCTGATCAAGTAAAGGCGGCTAGTAAAAAAGTTGTAGCTAGTAAACCTGCAACCCCAATGACCCCGCCTCCTAAAGTAAAATCAAATCAAACTCCTTCTGGCTTTGAGCAATATAAAAGCATGGCGGCGGCTAAAAAAGCTGGATCTTTATATTATGAAAAAGATGGTAAAAAAATGGCGGCGGTCAGTAAAGAAGACCTAGCTCCGGGGCAGTCTTTACGGGATTATATGAACGAAAAGACAAACAAAAAACGAAAAGGTAAGTTTATATCTCCTAGTGAAGATGAGATGAGTATGGACATGCCTAAAATGAAAGGTGGTGGCGCTATGAAAACGAAAATGAGTACTAAAGGTGGTATGAAAGGTGGTGGTATGACCACTAAGGGTTACGCCAAAGGCGGCATGAAAGACCTAAGTGGTGATGGTAAGATAACTCAAAAGGATGTGTTGATGGGTCGTGGTGTAAACCTAAAAGCCGGTGGCGGCATGATGACTACCAAAGGTGGTATGAAAGGTGGTGGTATGACTACCAAAGGTGGTATGAAAGGTGGTGGTATGACTACCAAAGGTGGTATGAAAGGTGGTGGTATGGCTACCAAAGGTAACACCAAAGGTGGTGCTAAGAAAAGAACCAGTAAAGCTAAAGTACGTGGTGCAGGTATTGCTCGTAAGGGTGTACGTCCTGCTAAAATGCGATAATGCGTAGGTATTATAAGTCCGGTGGGAAGATATGTCCTAAAGGCAAAGCGTGGGCGAAACGCACCTTTGATACATACCCTTCTGCATACGCGAACATGGCGGCATCCAAGTATTGCAAAGATCCGAACTATGCGAAGGGATCAAAAGGTAAGAAGTAATGGGCGACCTTAAAAAATGGGTAGACCAAGATTGGGTTCGTATCGGCACAGACGGTAAGATTAAGGGCAAGTGTGGAACGTCTAAAGACAAGAAGAACCCTGACAGATGCTTGCCTAGGAGCAAGGCGCAATCGCTTAGTAAGGGTGAGAGAGCAGCTACAGCTAAAAAGAAGAAACGCGCAGGTTCAAAGGGTAAGACGGTAGTTAAGAACACAAAGCCAGCTACTGTAAAGCTACGTAAAGGAGGGCTTGCTAGAGGTAAGCGTTCTATTGCTACTGGGTGTGGGCAAGTCATGGAAAGTAGACGTAAGAAAACACTTTATGTGTAAGAGGTAATAATGGCTACGTCAGGTACTACAGCATTTGACATGGAGTTTACGGAGATCGCTGAAGAAGCGTGGGAACGTGCGGGGCGAGAAATGCGTTCTGGGTACGACCTACGTACTGCTAGACGTTCTATGAATCTAATGACTATAGAATGGCAAAATCGCGGTATTAATCTTTGGACTATAGATGAAGGCACTGTAGCCCTTGTTAAAGGCACATCTGAGTATAACTTACCCGCAGACACTATAGATTTGCTTGAACAGGTAATACGTACTAATAGCGGAGTTACTGCAACGCAATCTGACCTTAACATATCTCGTATTAGTGTAAGTACCTATGCCTCTATACCTAACAAGCTAACACAAGGCAGACCCATACAGGTATGGATCGAACGGTTACGTGATCATCCTACAATAAACGTATGGCCTGTACCGGACAATAATGATTACATATTTAAATACTACCGTATGCGGCGTGTACAAGACGCGGGAAGTGGTGTACAAACAGCGGACATGAATTTTAGGTTCCTACCTTGTTTAGTCGCAGGTTTAGCTTACTATATATCTATGAAAGACCCAGACCTTGCACCTAGAATTGGCATGTTAAAAGAAGCATATGAAGAACAGTTTGCATTAGCTGCTGGTGAAGATAGGGAGAAGGCTTCGGCTCGTTTTGTACCACGTATTGGGTATGTATAATGGGCGCTAGGTTTGCATCAAACAAACGAGCTATAGCTGATTGCGATATATGCGGGTTTCAATATAAACTGAGGGCTTTACGAGACTTAATAGTAAAAGGAAACAATACTAACTTAAAAGCGTGTAACGAGTGTTGGAATTCTGACCACCCGCAGCTAAGGTTAGGTGAGTTTCCTGTAGATGATCCTCAAGCTATACGTGATCCTCGTCCTGATAGAAGTATAGGCGAGTCCGGCGTTAATAGTAGCAGGGGTATACAGTGGGGCTGGAACCCAGTAGGAGGTGGAGCAGACCCGTTTGAGCTTACTCCTAATACTTTACTAGCTATAGGTAATGTAGGACAAGTCACAGTCACAACTTAACAGGAGTAGTACTATGCAGATGAAACCTAGGAAAAAAGTAACTGGGTATAAAAATGGCGGTGAGGTCAAGAAGGATACGTCTCGCAAAATAAAAGTTCGTGGTACTGGTGCAGCGACTAAAGGGCTGTATGCTCGTGGCCCGATGGCATAACACATGAACTATACTGAGCTAAAAGCCAATATTCAAGACGTTTGCGAGACTACCTTTACCGCAGATCAACTTGCTATGTTTACGCAACAGACCGAACAGAAGATACATAACTCTGTTCAAATACCTGCATTGCGTAAAACAGATGACGGGCCGTTAGTACAGACAAACAAACTATACACGCTCCCTAGTGATTTTTTGTACACATATAGTATAGCTGTCATAAGTAACAGTACCTCTACGTATTTACTCAATAAAGACGTTAATTTTATACGTGAAGCGTATCCTATAAATACTTCGGCTCATTACGGTCTTCCTAAGTTTTACGCTTACTATAGTGATACCCAAATAGAGCTTGCTCCCACTCCTGATGCTAACTATGAACTAGAGCATATATATGGACACTACCCCGCATCTATAGTAACCGCAGGGACTTCTTGGTTGGGTACAAATTTTGACTCTGCTTTGTTAAACGGGGCGCTTTTAGAAGCAATACGATTTATGAAAGGGGAGGCGGATACTATAGCTAACTATGAGAAAATGTATTTATTATCTATTAGTTTACTAAAAAATCTTGGCGATGGTAAGTTACGCGAAGACGTATATCGTTCTGGGCAGTTTAGAACCCCAGTTACTTAAGGAAATATAAATGTCTATAGCGCAGACAATGTGTACATCTTTTAAAGTCGCTATTCTTAGTGGAGAGATGGACTTTAGTAGTGACACGTCTCAAACTTTTAAGATAGCTTTATATACGTCCGATGCTGATTTAGGAGCGGATACTACCGCATACGCTGTTACAAATGAAGTTTCAGGCACGGGGTATACCGCAGGGGGTAAAACGTTAACCCTATCGACCAGTGCTACTTCTACAGAAACCACGGCATATGTTAGTTTCGCTACAGTATCTTGGGCAGATTCTATCATAACTGCTCGTGGGGCGCTTATATACAGATCGTCAGGTGCAGGTAATCCTGCGATAGCAGTATTAGATTTTGGAGCGGATAAGAAATCAGATTACACAAGCGGTAGCGGATACGGATCTTCGTTTGACATAACTTTTCCAACAGCAAACAACAATACCGCTATCATACGGATAGCTTGAGGTTAATTAAATGGCAACTCAGTTTACTTCAATTTTAAAACTAGCTTTACCTACACAAGGAGAACTTAGTGGTTCGTGGGGTACAGTAGTAAACGAAAACATAACCACTATGATTGAGCAAGCCATCGCAGGATTAGCGACAATAAACACTTGGTCTAGCAACTCTCATACGCTAACTATCGCTAGTGGGCTTACTTCTGAGTCTCGTTGTGCGATGCTCTCTCTTACTGATACTAATACTCAGCTTAGTGCCGCAGGTACTGTAGTTTGCCCGGCTTTAAGTAAAACTTACATTGTAAAAAACGGTGCAGGGCAGATAGTTACTGTTAAAACAGCTTCTGGTTCTGGTATTGCTATTCCTAGCGGTAAGACTATGTTGTTGTTTTGTGATGGCACTAATGTAGTTGAGGCGGTAGACCATGTAGTTACTATGTCTGCGGGTACACTGACCATTACAGGGCTAACTACTTTTGCTTCTATAAAAGGTGTGGACTCAACAACGGTAACCGGCATCCTTGA